ATTATAGGCCAAGAATTGACTTTAATTATCTTAACGAGTTCGTTGATGATTCATTAATTATAGCCTTCCCGTTCTACGACTCCTTCATATACAGGAATCTGATGCAGGGCAGCATGGCCCTTCCTAATTTGTCCGATAAAAACCCTATCTTTTTCATAGAGGATAACGACTTGCCGTTTGACAGCCTAGTAAAGAAGTCTGTAGTCTCATACGCGAACGCCGAAGGGTATTCGACCTTAGATACAAAAAGCATTTACTACCATAAGAGAGAAGACTTTAAGGCATATTTAACTTTTAGATGTATACATAACAGAAGTTCTCTTGAGAGACCGAGACTTGACCACATGTCCTCAACTGAGTTCTGTGTGGAAAGCTGGAAGGAAAAAAATAGGAGGTAATATGAACGAAGACTTATTGAGATTTGATAAAGAGAAAACCTTTGTGTTCATTGACTTGGAGACGGAAAATCTGTGTCTTAGTTTCTGCAAAAACCTTCCTTGGCAAGTAGGAATGATTAAAGCGAAGGGAAACGAAGCAATAGACAGCAAAGACTTTTACGTTAAATGGGACAGGGAAATCAACGTAAGCAAAGAGGCTGCTAGAATCACTGGGTTTAGTCAAACTAAGTACAATAAACTTGCGATTCACATAAGTGAAATTTTCCCCACGATAGAAAAATGGTTAGACGAAGCCGACCATATTGTAGGCCATAATGTCCTGAATTTTGATCTCCATCTTATTATAGAAATGTATAGGATGATGGGGAAAAGCCATGACCACTTAGCCCCGAAAGTAATAGACACTCTCTCCCTCGCTAGAGGAGTGAAGATGGAGCTTCCGTATAAAAAATCAGAAGATTTGCTGGCCTATCAGTACAGAATGTCTAACAAGAGGAAAAAGGGGATGAGAAACACTCTTAAGGCCCTTGGCGAACAATTTGGGATTCAGCATGACTACGAGAACCTTCATGATGCAATCGTAGATTTACAATTAAACTTAAAGGTCTGGAACCAGCTTAAGTATATGATTGAGATTTAGAGTGATCTCTGTATATTTAGAAGATGGCCTCATTAGATCATGTTTTTGACTTTGCTGAAAAGTTATCGAAAGATAATATAAGCTACTTTGTCGTTACCGTAAGAAAAGGTTTCGAGGAGGATAAGGCTGATTTGTTTTTTGATATTAAGGACGACGATACGTTGCGTTCCATGCAATCAGTCTTCACAACAATAGCAAAAGAAATGGAGGAAAGCGATGACATCGAGCACTTCTACGAGAAAAAGAAAAGAAAAAAAACAGATAGAGACGAAGATGACGGTCAGCAGTTTCTTTTCTAACATAGTTGACTACGATCTCAATTTGCATGGTGTTAGACTTCCGACTTTTGAAATCCAAAATTCAGAAAAACACTACGCGAAGGTAGACGAGGATTGTACTAACCTAGATTTTCTAAAGGCTTTATGCCGACAAGGTTTTCGCAAATTGGGCCTCAAGAAAGACTCTGAAGAATTTAAGAGCTACGGGGATAGAGCCAATAGAGAACTCAAAACCTTAGAAGAACTTGGGTTCATTGATTACGTACTTCTAGTTTGGAAAGTCATTAATTTTTGCGAAAAAGAGGGGATACCAACTGGACCGGGCAGGGGAAGCGCAGCGGGAAGTTTAGTTCTGTTTTTGATAGGCGTTACGAAGATAGATTCAGTTAAGTACGGATTATTTTTTGAGAGGTTCGTCTCTAAAATACGAGCGAAGAAAAAAGAAGTGGATGGAGTTACGTACTTAGATGGTTCTTTGATGTGTGATGTTGATCTCGATATTTGCTATTACAAAAGAGCTAAAGTAATAGAATTTCTTGAGAAAGAATTCGTAGGCAAGACTTCAAAGATTTTAACCCTATCTACTCTTAGTGGCAAAATTTTAATTAAAGACTGTGGGAAAACAATAGCTGGGAAAAACGAGACCGAGATGAATCAAATCTCTAATCTAATCCCTAAAGTATATGGCCAAGTCCAAGACTTGAGCGTAGCTTATGACGAAGTTGAAGAATTAAGGGAATGGTGCGATGAGAATAAAGACGTTTACGATATCTCGTTAAAGCTTAGGGGTCTTATTCGTAACAAGGGCGTACATGCTTCAGGTATGCTACTGTCTCATGGCGAACTAGAGCTATCCTGCCCAGTGGAATTGACCTCTGATAAAAGCATAGTATCTGGGTTCGACATGAACTGGGCATCTTTACTTAATGTTAAGTTGGATTTGCTTGGTCTTAGGAGCGTCACTGTTGTAGATGACGTATGCAGTATGGTCGGAATCAAGATGGACGACATTGATGTATCCGATCCCATCATATATCAAAATCTATATGACTTAAGAACGCCTCACGGGTTATTTCAAATAGAGGCAGACACCAACTTTAGGGTTTGCCAGAAGGTTAAGCCCAAAAACGTTGAAGAGCTTTCTGCTGTTCTGGCTCTTGCTCGCCCCGGAGCATTAGCTTTTGTCGATCAGTACGCCAATTATACGAACAATGGAACCTACGATGTAATTCACCCCTTCTTCGATGACATCTTGTTAACGACAGGAGGAGTTTGTCTGTACCAAGAACAGATGATGCAGATGGCTCACAAGATTGGGTTCAGCCTTGATGAAGCTGAAATGCTGAGACGAATCGTCGGTAAGAAAAAAGTCTCAGAGGTCAGGAAGTGGAAGAAGAAAATTAAAGACAAGGTAATTCAGAATAATCTCGATCCTAAAATTGGTAAAATTCTTTGGAAAGTACTAGAGGACTCGGCCAACTACTCATTTAATAAGTCGCACTCTCTTGCTTACGCAACCCTCTCCGCGATGACCATTTTCTTGAAGTTCAAATATCCAAAGGAGTTTTTCTTGGCTCTTTTGAAAATGACTAGGTTCGAACCGGACCCCATAGCTGAAATTTCAAAAATTCATAAAGAACTATATGACTTTAACGTAGAGCTATTACCTCCACACTTGGTTAAATCCGAACTGAACTTCTCAATCGAGGAAGATAATATTCGTTTTGGGCTGTTGTCTGTTAAGGGGATATCAGACAAATCCATCGAAAAGATAGTGAATTTTAAGAATAAATATTCTAACAAATTTGAAATTTTCGAAGCAGCAGAAGAGGCGAAAATACCAATAGGAATTCTTTCCTCGTTAATACAGGCTGGGGCATTAGAGGGATTCAAGCAATCCAGAAGTCAGGTGGTTCTTGAGGCTCAGCTATGGAAAATCTTAACCACGAGAGAGAAAAGGTTCGTTGCTGCGATGGGCAAAGAAAACGATTACGACCTCCCATCTATACTCAGGAAGTTGACGACCTTCAAAGACGAAAATAATAAGGTTGTGATTAAGGAGTCAAGAAGGAACACGATCAGAAGGAAGTACACCCCGTACCTAAAAATATACAAGCAGAACAGTAAGAATGAAAAATTCGCAAATTGGTATTACGAGAGAACCTACTTGGGATATACCCACGACGTAACGCTAAGAGAAATTTTCATAAACAAACAACCGAAGCTTGAAGAATTGAGGACCATTAGAGACTTGCCTGTGGATTTCAACGTTTGTTTTATCGGGACTGTCTTGGAGCACTTCAAAGGAATCTCGAAGAAAGGGAACCAATATTTAAGACTTCAAGTTCAGGATAACACTGGGGTTGTAACTGTCCTTATGTTTGAAAGACAGATGGGAAGCTGCGAGGAGATTAACGGTGGCAAGCTTCCCTCTAAGGGAAACATCGTGATAGTGAGGGGAGTGAAAAAAGAAGACGCTATTTTTGCTAACGTAATAGGCATAGAAGATCAGAGCGTGTATACAAAGCTTTCCCAAATACCTAATGACATCAAAAATACTTCTGATGCAGAGATAGATTCCATGATTCTAGAAATAGAAGGAAACAAAATATAATGAAATATCTTGTCACCGGAGGTGCTGGGTTCATAGGGAGTAACCTAGTCGATGCTATCATCGAAAAAGGTCATCAGGCGGTATGCGTAGACAATGAATCCGCAGAAAGTAATTCGAAATTCTACTGGAATGAACACTCTAAAAATTACCCGATTGATATTTGCGATTACGATGCTTTAAAGTGGGTCTTCAGGCATGAGGAGCCAGACGTTATTCTACATCTAGCAGCAGAGGCACGAATACAACCGACAATAGACGCGCCTCAATTGGCATGTAATGTAAACTTCGTTGGTACATGCAACGTTCTTCAGGCTTGCAGAGAGTACAACGTTGAGAGGTTCGTGTATTCATCTACGTCTTCATCGTACGGGTGCAAAAACACTCCTCCTCTGCGCGAAAACATGGTAAAGGATTGCCTTAATCCGTACTCGGTTTCTAAAGCAGCAGGGGAAGACTTATGTAAGGTGTATTATCATATTTACGGGGTCGAGACTGTCATCTTAAGGTACTTTAACGTATATGGTAATAGGGAGCCTAGAAAGGGCCATTACGCTCCAGTAATCGGGCTGTTTCTTAGGCTTAAGGAAGAAGGTAAGCCAATGACAATAGTGGGAGACGGTACGCAATCTAGAGATTTTACTCACGTTTCTGATGTCGTTAACGCGAACATACTTGCATCCACGACTCAAAACAGCGGGGCTTTTGGCCAAGTCTTTAATGTCGGGACCGGAAAAAGTTATACAATATTAGAGATAGCTGGTATGATAGGGGGAGATGTCGAGCATATAGAAGATAGAAAGGGAGAGGCTAAGCATACATTGGCTGATTTGACTAAATCTAAAGAAATGTTTGGCTACGAGCCTCAGAAGAATTTAGAAACATACATACAGGAGAAAAAAAATGGTTCAGTTTTATAAACCCACCCCGAAAAACAAAGGCACGGCTTGTTCGTTCTCACTAGCTCAAGATAAACAGGGCGTAATGCTATCAATGGTTAAGCAAAAATCTTGGGACGCAAAAATATCGAGGGGAAAGTTCCATACTAGCAAAAAACAAAACGGAATCATGGCAGACGGCGAACAAAATGCCGTAACAATTAAACTTAATCGAGTTGAAGTAGCTGGTATCGTTGACTGCTTAGAGACGAACAGAAAATGGGATGCCTTTCATACCTTCAACGGTAAAGAGTCTTCGATTCACTTCGGGCCATACCGGAAATCAAAGAAGAACGAAAAAACCGGAAAATGGGAAGAGGTCGGAGACCAAGCTGGCTTCTCTTTGTCCGTAGTTAAATCTAAGCCCGAAAAACATTTCTTCAGAATTGGATTCGACTTTTCCGAAGGGAGACTGCTTAAGTTTGAGATGGAAAATTTCCTACTCGAAACCGTAAAGGAATATATTAAGCCTAAGGAATACAAAATGCCCGATGGATACAGTGTTGACCAAGGGGGAGTAGTATAAAGGTGAGCGATAAGAAAAAACTGAAAGTCTTTATCCATACTGATTCAAGTATGGCTAAGACAGGTTTCGGCAGGAACGCTAGAGCCTTATTGATGTATTTATTTAAGACAGGTAAGTACGATATCGTTCACTACTGCATAGGCACTCAATACTCAGCCCCAGCACTCAAGAAAACACCTTGGAGGTCAATAGGTTGCTTGCCAGACAATCAAGCCGAACTTCAAATGCTACAGCAAGACCCAGCAGTAGCAAGAATGGCTGGATACGGGGCGCATATGATGGACAAGGTGATTAAGGAGGAAAAACCAGATGTATACCTTGGTATCCAAGATATTTGGGGAGTAGATTATTCCATAGATAAAAACTGGTTCAACAAGATAAGCTCAGCTATCTGGACTACCCTTGACTCACTTCCAATACTACCTACAGCAGTAGATAAAGCACCTAAGATAAAGAACTATTGGATATGGAGCGACTTTGCTACGAAGGCCCTACATGAACTTGGGCACAAGCACGTTAAAACTCTACATGGAGCGGTTGACACTAAATGGTTCTTTAACATAGGTAACACTGAAAAGAAAAAATTGAGAGAGGCTCATGGGATTGATAAAGATGATTTTATTGTTGGGTTCGTGTTTCGGAATCAACTTAGAAAAACTATCTACTCCTTATTAGAGGGCTTCCAAAAGTTCAAGGAAAGATGCCCAGAGACCAAAGGCAAATCAAAATTGCTTTTACATACTCACTTTTCTGAAGGATGGGACATTCCCAAGCTTGCTTCCGAGTATGGCGTAGACATGAGCGAAATACTAACGACTTATGTTTGTCGAGGTTGCAAATCTTACTTTGTCAGGAACTTTGTTGGCCAAGATAAACGATGTCCCGTTTGCAATAACGAGAATGGCCTTGTTACGACAAACACGACAGAGGGAGTGAGCGAGAAGCAGCTAAACGAAGTATACAACTTAATGGACGTATACGCGCACCCATTTACTAGCGGAGGGCAAGAGATACCTATTCAGGAAGCAAAGCTCACCGAACTAATAACGCTTGTTACTAATTATAGCTGCGGGGAAGAAATGTGCGAGAAGGGTGCGGAGTCACTTGCTCTAGACTTTACTGTGTATAGAGAGCACGGCACTCAGTTCAAGAAAGCTCAAACTTCACCAGCTTCAATCTGCAAACAGCTTACTAAAGTGTACAGGATGAAGCCTAAGCAACGTGCCGATGCAGGGCTGAAGGCCAGAAAGTGGACAATTGAGAACTACGCTGTAGAGGCTGTCGGCAAGAAGCTTGAAGATTTTTTTGATAGCTGTGAGCCTGTTGATTTTGATTTTGAGAAAGAGCCCGAAGTTGAACAAAAAGACCCGAATGTAAACGTACCAGTAATGGATGACGATTCCGAATGGCTACTATGGATGTACCACAACATCCTGAAGATGAGAGACGTTGACGATAAGAATGACGGCCACAAGTACTGGATGAAAGAAATGGAAAAGGGGATGTCTAGGAAGGACATCGAGCAGTATTTTAGAAAAGTGGCAATGGATGAGAACCAGAAGAGCAACGTTCAGAAAGTTGACTTTTCTGACTTGCTAGATAAAAACGACGAAGGGAAAAGGATACTTTACGTAATGCCAGAAAGCATTGGTGATATTTTTCTATCAACCAGCCTATTTAAATCCATTAAGGAGACTTACCCAGACTACAATTTATATGTGGCATGTAAACCTGAATTCTCCGAAGCACTATTGTGCAACGAACACATTCACAAAAGAATCAACTACACACCCCAAATGGACAATATCACTTGGTTAGAAGGCAAAGGTGACCATAAGGGTTATTTTGAAATAGCTTTCTTGCCTTACGCAGTAACTCAAAGATTTTTGACGTACATGCACAACGGCAAGGATGAGGTAGTTTACAAAGACTTAAAATACGAAAATGCACCTAGTTGAAGCATACGCCACTAACTGCGGTCTAAAAATCGATAGACCGTATATGTACGAGAAGTTTTTCCCACTCAACGTGGAGAAGTACATAACCCTGCACCCTTTTACAAAGCCAGCAAAGAGTTATGACTACTGGCAGGAGGTGGTGAACTTATTGCTTCCCGTATTAGAGAAGGAAAACATTAGACTAATCCAGATAGGAGCGAAAGATGAGCCGAAAATAGTTGGTGCTGGATACACCGCTGGTCAGACAAACATGAATCAAATAGCGTATTTGATCAAAGGGGGTCTTTTGCATCTTGGTGTCGATAGTTTCCCTACTCATGTCGCCTCTGCTTACGATAAGAAAATAGTTTGCCTCTATAGTTCGAATCACCTTGCTTGCACTAAGCCTTACTGGGGTGACTCAGAAAATCATGTTTTGTTTATGCCCGACCTAAAGGGCAACAAGCCTTCGTTTTCCACAGAGGAATCCCCGAAAACAATAAACACTATTAAGCCAGAAAAAATAGCCAGTTCAGTTTGCTCGCTTCTAGGTATAGACTTCGACTTTCCATATGAAACGATATATTTGGGACCCACTTTTGGAAGAAGACTAATAGAATCTATTCCAAATTCAGTGGTGGATGTTTCCTCCTTGGGAGTAGATTCCCTGATAGTGAGAATGGACTATGACTACAATGAGGAGAACTTAGTTAGCCAAATGCAAGTTTGCCCAGTATCGATCATAACAGACAAGCCAATCAGCAAAAAAATACTGACTCAATTTAGGTCTAGGATTAAAGAGGTCATTTATATCATTGAAAAAGTTAACCACCCTCAATTTGTGTTAGACATTCAGGAGTTGAACATAAGGCACATCATGCTTTCTACTCTTAAAGGTAAAGATTTGAGTGACGCGAAAATCAACTACATGGATTGCAACGCTATCATCAACGAAAAGCCAATCAAGAAGCAATCGGACATAGAGGAGTTGAGCGGGAGAGATATAAAAAAGTTATTTTATAAGTCGAACAAGTTCACCCTAAGCGAGGGCAAAGTCTTCTTGAGTTGGGCTGACCTAAAAGCAGGAAACCCTACCGAGGGATTTACAGCAATTCATCCAGTTACTGATAGTGATGATTTCTGGGTGGACTTAGAATACTTTTCGATACTGGAAAAGGTTGGTTGACTTGCCTACTCCGAAAGTGCCATTATCTCCGCATGTCCGACATGGAATTCAACTTCGAAATCAAACCGATCACAAGAGACGAGAATGGTCTAGTAAACAGTGGTCATGTTGATTATTCATTTAAAGAAGACGGGAGCATTAGCTGGCGTGACTTAATTGATTCAAAGTACCTCGTGCCAAAAGACAAAGCTAAAGGCACTGACGTTAGCGATCTTCAAGACAGGGACTTACTGATCCTGCTGAACGGTATAAAGGAACTAGCTCAAATTCGTGGCTATAATTATGTCCAATACAATGTTGTTACAGCGAACCCAGAATACGTGATGGCATCATGCGAAATTGAGTGGATTCCGAATTACGAAACAGAGGGCAGGACTATCAAATTTCAAGCTCTTGCTGATGCGAGCTTGGACAACACTGATGGCTTTACAAGGTATTACCTAGCAGCGATAGCGGAAAATAGGGCATTCGTTCGTTGTGTTAGAAATTTTCTAAAGATTAACATCGTTGGCAAAGAGGAGATAGGAGCAGCAGTATCAACCCAGCCTATTATAGTTGATCAAACCGACCCATGTTATCTTCTTGAAAAAATAATGCTAGACAAGAAGGTTACCTTTTCAATGATTAAAACAAAGATGATGGAGGAGAAGGTTAAAAACGCTGGTGATTTTGAGAACATTAAGGACATTCCTAAGATAAAGGCGTTCGAGCTTATAGAACGAATAAAGAAAGTTAAACAATCGTCCGCCTAGTGTAAGACTTTTTACGGGGGCGTACTGGTTTCGATTTGGGACCTTACGCAAGATTGCAAGCAGAGGATGATGGTTGGCCTCTTTAAAAAACTATCAAGGCAATTCAACTGCCAATAACAATGTTGATATGGCTCCTTCACTTGACGAAGCTGATGCGATTCTCGCTAAGTTTGGTTGGGCTGAAGAAGCTGCTGTAGCTGCGTAAGCTACCCGTCCTACTCTGGATGCTCGTTAAGGAGCTAGGGCGTCGATAACGAGCAAAAAAACTAGGAAGGGTGAGGTGTCTAGTATAAATAAAGTGCCTCCAACCTCGTGTGTAGTTGTCAGTGATGAAGCACGAAAATTAACACTGACTATGCTTGTAGTATATCTTAGCAGATGGTTTTAAAGACAGGGGTTCGATTCCCCTCGCCTCCACCATTTTTATTGTTGAAGCATTTCATTAATCCTTCCAACTAGTCCAGAAACTATTGTTTCTGTTGGCTTGTTCTTCGGTAAATTCGTCGAACCTTGAGTCTCTCTTACCCTTTCTTATTCCAGAAAGTTTTATGACTATTTCCTCTGGTGCATTTCCTTCTATTTTGACAAAGAGTTGACTGTTCTCAACTTTCATACCGCAGACACAAGGCTCAGAAGGAACATAACTTATGGGCTTCACCGACCCCTCTTCGCAAACATGTATATACTCTGGGTCTATTCCAACCCACATTTCCTTATTCCCCATAGGGTTAATGACGAGAATGTCATCGAACCGAGTCTCAGGCATTTCCACACAAGTCAGTCCAACATAAACGCCTTCTTCTCTTCCTTTTACGATTGCATATTTTGCACCCGTGGGACCCGTGGGTCCTTGAGGACCACCGGGACCGGGAGAGCCAGCAGGACCTGTGGGGCCATAACCGCCGGGGCCTGTAGGACCAGCGGGACCTGTGGGTCCACCAATTGCACTAGGGTCACCTGTGGGACCAGTGGGGCCTGTGGGGCCATAACCGCCGGGGCCTGTAGGACCTGTAGGACCAGTAGGACCACCGCCACCATCGGGACCAGCAGCACCACTTGGACCAGCCTCGCCAGAGGGACCAGCCTCGCCAGAGGGACCAGCCTCGCCAGAGGGACCAGCCTCGCCAGAAGGACCGCTGCCTTCCTCTTTCCACTCAACTCTTGTCCCGTTTAGCGTCAGAACACTTGAACTAGTACCTGATTCTACTTGGCCTATATCTAATGTCGTTCCAATTGATGCCCCACTTATTACAGAGAATAGTCCACCGTCGTAATCAATCGAGGCTACGCTATGCCAACTACTACCCCCCTTATATCTAGAAATTAAGAAATTGTTAGATACGCTACCTCCGGGGACTGTCATACCTACGTTGAAAGCTTTCGAAGGAGAAACTCCGGGGCTACCATCTTTCCACATTTGGTAACCAGCGTTACCAATTTCCAAATACGAGTTATACGAAAGTGGTCGATTTATAACGCTGTCCCAAACGAAGTTGCTACTCGCTGCAAATGAACCAGCATTGTTGTATTGATATTGGTAGCTGCTACCAGCAGGGGTTCCACCGCCACCACCGCCTGTAGGTCCTGTCGGACCAGCACCACCAGCGGGTCCAGTAGGACCAACGGGTCCTCCAGAAGGTCCCGTAGGACCAGCGGGGCCAGCGGAACCAGCGGAACCTGTAGGTCCAGCAGCACCAGCACCAGTAGGCCCTGTGGGGCCAGCGGAGCCAGCACCACCAGCGGGACCTGTCGGACCAGCGGGACCACCTCCGGGTCCTCCGGGTCCAGTGGGACCAGCACTACCAGCAGGACCTGTTGGACCAGCGGAACCAGCACCAGTAGGACCTGTCGGACCAGCGGAACCAGCACCCGTAGGACCTGTCGGACCAGCACCACCAGCACCACCAGCGGGTCCAGTAGGACCAGCGGGTCCTCCAGAAGGTCCCGTAGGACCAGCGGGGCCAGTAGGTCCAGTGGAGCCTCCACCACCAGCGTCTCCATACCTAGCAAAAGAAACTACAACTCTGTCTCCACTAGTGAAAACTCCAGTGGTTTGATGTGGGAAATATGGACCACCATACTTTCCTGTTTGGTCGCACGAAGATACGAAATCAATTGGAACAGTGAAGTATTCAGTTAATCCATAATCTCCACTGTTAGATACATCCCCAGTAATGTTGTATGTTGCGAATCGACTAGAATCAAGCTCGTTAAATATCCTCAACGAACCTTTTACGGAGTTGGAAGAATCATCTAAACCAGATATCCAAGGACTGTTATTGGTTTGATACAGTCCACTATCATGTATCCACATATAGTCGGCTTCATACAAACCCGTAACCGACTTCCAAGTTTTCTTACTGCCAAAATATATGTAACCACTAGTTGGGTCTATTAAGTCAAAGGCTGTTCCTGTTCTATCGTAAAAACTATAGATAACGCTGTTTCCACCGAATCCCCCTTTCGGACCAGTGGGACCACCAGCAGGACCTGTTGGGCCAGCAGTACCAGCGGAACCTGTGGGGCCAGCAGCACCAGCACCAGTTGGACCTGTGGGACCAGTAGCACCAGCACCTCCTGCCGAACCAGTAGGACCAGCGGGGCCAGCAGGACCACCACCGGGACCTGTTGGTCCCGGTCCTCCCCCCGGACCCGGATTACCAGTAGGACCTGTTGGTCCCGGTCCTCCCCCCGGACCCGGATTACCAGTAGGACCAGCAGAACCATCAGAACCAGCAGGACCAGCGGAACCTGTGGGACCAGCAGGACCTCCAGATGGTCCTGTCGGACCAGCAGAACCAGCGGGTCCTGCGGGACCAGCGGAACCTCCCGGTCCAGTAGGACCAGCGGGACCACCATCGGGACCAGTAGGACCAGAAGCACCACCGGGACCAGTAGGCCCAATAACACCTCCACCAGAACCAACTATTTCGTGGACTGTAATTTGAGCATCAAGTAAATCAGTCTTATCTGGACCGGATTGTGTTCCTGCCCAGTTATATTTAAGATAATAATTTGCTGCTGAAACTGTGTTTGGAGAATCTAAATATGTCCAAGCCAGACTTGCGTAAGTATCTTCACCAGTGTCATCGTCTTGATATATTGACTTAGTTAAACCAAGTTGAGTGGCATCCCTGTATAGCCGAGCGAAACATTGGCCGGGAGTGTATGCGTAATTATCATAACTAACTTTGACGTTTAAGTTACCATTGACTAAAACTTTGTTCCCTGTGTTAACGGGGGTAATCGCCTGTTGGACTGCCACCGTGTAGGTACTTGTATTATTACCTGATGTAGCACTAAGCGAACTCCCAAGAACTTGCCCAACTTGTCCGCCACCTTTTGGACCAGTGGGACCAGTGGGGCCAACCGGACCACCACTAGGTCCAGCAGGGCCAGTACCGCCTATTGAACCAGTAGGCCCAGTGGGACCTAGTTGCCCTGATATACCTGAAATACCAATAGGCCCAGTGGGACCTATTGGTCCTATGGCCCCAGTGGCTCCTGTTGGGCCACCAGACGGTCCTCTTGGACCAGTAGGGCCAGTAACACCACCATCGCCAGCCCTATCAAAAGATATAACTACGTTATCTGCATTAGAAAACGAACTATTGCTTACGACATGATCTACAAGAAGTGTCCTGTAGGTAGAAGCTGAAGTGCTCTCTCCCGTGACATTGAAGATCGCAAAAGTCGCTGCATTCGAATGCTTAACTACTTTTACTGCTCCTAGATTTGAGGGGTTTGTGCTATCGTCAAAAGTGTCTAGCCAATTATCAACAAGGGTTCCGTCTGAGTTTCTATCGTCTACGAAGATTTTTGATACGTCACCTATCGTTGCGCTATCGTAAGCCAATTTCCCATTTCCGGGGTCAGCGTCAGAAATTGTAGTATTGAAAGCGTACCTTAGAGCGTTTGCTCCTATTGGACCAGTGGCTCCTGTCGGACCAGTAGGACCCGTATTGCCTGTATTGCCTGTCGGTCCAGTGGGACCAGCTATCGTACTTGCTGCGCCCGTGGGTCCGGTAGGACCACTATCACCTTGATTGCCAATAGAAACAAAAGTTACCACTATTGGATCATCGTTACTAAAGACACTTGTTACCGACATCGCAGATGATGCAACATGTATGACTTGTAGTCTTATATAACCTGAGACATCCGTGTTTGCGCCGTTTACATTAAGCGTGATGAACTTTTCAGGTTCGTCTTTTTTGAAAAATCTTAAATGCCCTCTAACATTACCAAGGCCAGAACCAGAGTCGTCGAAAGAATTAATCCAATCCTCCATACTAACGCCACTGGAGTTTTCAACATCTATGAAGACTTTTGATATATTTGCGGACTGATGGTTGTCGAATCTAAGATAGCCTGATCCGGGGTCGGAATCCGTTTGTACGTTACTGAACGAATATTGTTGACTGTTACCGCCGAACCCGCCAACTGCGCCTGAAGCAACGAAGGTTACGAAAATTCCATCGGTATCCGAAAACACGTTAGAGATAGTATCGCTATCACCATAATTAATATTTGTGACCGGAATCTTGAAGTAAGAGCCAACATAAGTTACCGCACCAGCCACCTTAAACGAACAGAACTTATCCGAGTTAGCTTGTTTATATATTTTCAGAGTGCCCCTGAAATCATAATTTGTATAGTTGTCATCGAAGTGATTAATCCAACTGTACATATCGTTGGAAGCTGTATTCCTGTCTATGTAAATGAAGGTAGTCCCCGTGAAAGTCGTGCTATTCCACCTCAATTTTGCAAGACCGGGATCAGCGTCAGAAGTGCTAGACAGGTCTGCTATGTATGATTGGGTATCACCTCCAGAGCCAGCAAGACCAGCAGGGCCTGTAGGTCCAGCACCTCCAGTACCTCCAGTGCCTCCAACGGGACCAGTGCCCCCAACAGGGCCAGTATTTCCACCGGGGCCTTGAGGGCCAGTTGGTCCGGGCGGACCTTGGGTTCCAAATTGACCCCCTTCTAGGGTTTCAACTCCTGTAGTTAATATTTGTGCTCTTCTTCTAGGCATAGCTTATTCCACCTCTTCTTGTAACGTGAATCCTTTCCAATAGAATTTACCATGTAGTGTTCCCGCTGTTGCTCCGCTTGTTATTGATGTTATTATATTGTTTACACCCACTGTGTCATTAGGCGATCCCAGCCTGATTCTCTCATGGGCTAGAATTGAGTTGTCTATAGCTGGGACAATATACTGATTGCTTATATTAGTTAGGTCTCCACTTATCCCCATTTGGAACCTTGGTCCATGAAGGACGGGGCTTACCGAGCTATCTGTTATAATCAATCCAAATTCATCGCAGAAGAACCTTTGCCCTTGGTCAATATGTATCGTGTGAGTAGCCGTTTGCGTGAGGTCTAGTTCTTTCGATGTAAATATCGTCGCTGCCCCAATGAACTGATGATAGTGGTGGTCAGTATTTGATGTTTCTGGTGCTCCAAAGAACTCAGGAACAATCAACTGGGCTCCAGTGTTAGTCGGATTGAATGGAACCATATTGGAATCATCTCCGATGTTTACCACAATCTTCCGGTTAACTGCTGTGCCAATCCTTTTAACGATACTTCCAGCAGTCGTGGGCTTGGTAGTCGTCATTAACCCATGCGTTGTATCACTTAAGTAAATTGGTTTGCCATAGTTAAACCCTGTGACCGAACCCCAAGGTGTTTCTCCATGAGTGACGTACTTAAATCCTCCCCCACTGATTTCTACAACCAATCCAACAACGTTCTCAGTCCCAGTGTTGGAGTTAGCTATGGCTTTCATGAAACCAGTTGTTCCATTCTCGCCCGTATTAAATTGAACGATATCGCCTTGGACTAAAATGTGACTTGGGTCATCAACATCAATGACGGTGTTGGCATGTAAGTCGCCCGTCACAAAATTGAAGGTAATTGGGTTAGTGCCGTGGACCTGAGTAAGACCGCCGTAAATATTTATGTCGTTGCCAATATTCGTATCAATAATCGATACTGTGCTGTCGGTGTAGTGACCAATGTGGGTATTATTGGTGGTTATGTTGGAACCATTCGTGATGGTAACTTTTCCGGTGACGTTTAGTTGGTCCCCGGTGAACAACAGGCTGTTAATCGTACCGTTAATGAACCCAGTTGGGTTAGTTAGGGTAAGCGTAGTCTCGTTCAGTAAATAATTTATACTCTGACACCCAGAGTGAATGTTGGGAGAATAGTTTCCAGTTAGCGTAACTGTGCTGTTATCTATCGTTGTGGTAGAGGTCAGGTTTCCTGTCCACGTAAAGTCGTTATTGTAGGTTACGGTAGATGAACCGTTCGAGGTGTTACCGCCCTGATTTAGATTCGCGTATGGCCCAGAGTGGACCGTCACTTCCCCGCCAGTGATATTGGTTATAAATTGATTATTTCCTTCTAATATCGTTGACCCGGTATTGTTGTAATTAACATCCGCTGATATATCCCCAACGGAATAAGACCCATAACCATAGTTAGTACCTACAGTGGCGGTAAACTCATTGTCGTTTTGATAAATTTCTCCAAAAGAACCAATCCTGTTAACATCGACAAACGAACCTGTATGTTTCTCAAGGTTCCTGAATTGGTAAATGTTAACGTGACTTCCTGAATTGGTTGTAACATCTAATTTGGCCCCGCTATTATTTTCTGGGTTGTAGTAGACGTTGATCTGATCATCGTGATTTTGGATATAGGTGTTACCTTCTTCCCTGTTTGTCACAGATATTGTGTGGCCCGAAATATAAGAAGTACCGGATATCGTGACATCACTATCGTAGATAAGTACGTCTGTTTCTTCTCCCCCGTGAACCCCCAGAAGTACGCCACCTCCAGTTATTCCAATGTTGACGCCACTGACAGTGTTTGTGCCCCCAGTAATACTTACGTGGCCAATGTTACCAGTTATGGTAATGTCGCTATCGTTTATACGAACATCAGAGTCGAATACTGTAACGCCCGAAGCGTTATTGAAAGTGTTTATCCCGCCCGATGCGATTATGTACCCAGAAGCACTCTTGAAATCGATGTTGCCAGTGCTATGGTTTAGGTAAATATTGTTACTGGAAGAATTACCAGTTACATAGAGGCTACCGTTGTAAATCGTGTTCGCTAGATTATTGTAGTTCGTTACTACGGAATCAGTAATACTTGAGACACTGAACGATTGATCAATGAAAGCCTCTGAGCCACTCAGGTATAAGGTATTATTTCCTCCCGTTATGTAAACTCCCGTCGCGTGGTCGTGGAAGTGAACTGTACTGTGAGCAACATTGATTGTGTCTCTAGCGTCCCAGAAGTTGGCTGTTCCCGTGATGTGGAAACCGCAATCTTTACCCGTGATGTTTACAACTGAGTTGTCGTACCCCGAAATGTTAACAGTGAAGAATTGTCCCGTTATTTGAATTCCGGTATTACCAGAGAGGTGAAATACGCCACCGTATGCATTCAGGTCGTCTATGACAGAATTCGTTATGTAGTTGTTCGATCCAGAGATGTATACGTATTCCCCAGTTGCGTAGTTAGTGCCACCATCAATGGTGATGTTGTGGCCAGTGACATAATTTCGGCTATCCTTTAAGACTAACGAATCAATGTTGCCAATGATTGTAGCCGTACCGCCGTTTACCGTATTATTGCCACCAGTGATGGAAATGCTTTGTCCGGTTGCTACATAGAAGGTGTTAGTACCCCCACTGATTCTAATCGCTTCCCAGTTTGTTCCGGTTGCGTTGAGGTTGCCACTAATGAAGTTTGTTATTATCGGCGTTTGGCCAGTAAGGTACAAGTTAGTTGCCTGACTCCCCGATGCGTTGTTGAAAGCTGCGTTTGTTACGTATGATGCGTATATGTCTAATTCGTCGCCAGAAATATTATTGATCCCACCAGAAAGTATTATCGACTCAATTATTCCCGTAGAATTTATGTTAAATGTAGTACCGGAAATTATGTTAATCGACTGTCCGGTAAATGTTCCGGTCAGAATTATGTTTGATCCGTTGTCCGCGTATACGTCGGCATTTACATCCATGTGGAAACCGTCCGCATGGATATTGTTTTCCCCTCCTGACACGTATAACGTTGGTTGTGTTCCAGAAAGTGTTACGTTCGAGTCCGTGATCAGAATATCCGAATCGTCTACATAAACTTGAGTTTGGTTTGTATAGGAATTCTTTTCTTGTCTTCCTACGATATGGGTCGTACCTCCGGTTATTCCTACCGTGGTGTTATCGAAACGGCCCGATACTTGAGAACCTGTTATATTGATATTACCGCCTGTTATTCCGAAACTGTAATTTACCCCAGTTAACATTGGGCCATTGTTAATCGTGGAAAGATAACCACCAGCGGAGGAGGATTGACTTTGTTGGTTATAATAGGTGGCGTGGAGGTTAATATCCCCGTGGTTAGTTATTGATACATCTACAGGAGAGTTGCTGTGACTGTTATTTGGGGAGGCGACACTAGCGTTCGAGGCATATCCTGCGGAACTCGTAGTCGCGCCCTGCGAATAGGTCTGCGACATATCTATAGTCGCGGTTCCCGTAAACTGTTCTATAGTTAATGCTTGCGAGTTATTGTCGTATGAACCTTTAGTGTTTGATGCGCTTGCAGAACTCTGATAGTTAGCAGCGTAAGCAGAAACACTTCCTACTGTCTGATCATTGGTGAAATTGTAATTTAGTGTTCCCGTGAAATAATCTATGTCGAACTGCCCACTTCCGCTCGCGTAGATATTCCCTATCGTGGTGTAGTCGTTTACTCCGCTGCTGGTGATATTTATAACGCCCGTTTCAAAGTACAAGTTTGAAATAGTCGAGTCATCCACATTGAAGTTATGTATATCAGAGTGGGAGCTATTAATAACAGTGTGCCCTGATCCTGTTATTATTTGGGAGGTTATATCCAGATCAGAGGTGAGATTTATTGTTCCTATTGATCCGTGGTTTGCATTTAGGGTCTGTATATATCCCGTATACTGGTTAAGTGTAGTTATTGTCCCCGTGAAATTCTCGAATATGCCCGTGTCAATGCTAAGAGTGTTGAAGTCACCAGATATAGCGATTTTCTCTGATGCGTTTGTTATGTCTACGTCTGATCCGTAAATATTGTACTCGCCTGATATAGAGTAGAAGTCTACATCCGTCGCTCCAGTAATGTTTACTACTCCACCGGAATTATTGTGGACGATCATCTGATCAATATCGCCAGAGAAGTTAACCGTACTATTTACGGGCTGGACGTTATTGATTGTTCCGCTGTATGCGTAGATGTTGGCTACCGACCCGTCGCCAGTGACGTAGTTTGTGCCGTCCGTTATCGTGGCAGAACCAGTTATGTACGCAACGGAGTCTGACACGTAGTTGGTACTGTTCGTGAGTATCAGGCTTTCTGTGGCGTCATCAGAAATGGTAACTTTGATGTCATTAATGCTCTCGCTGACAGTTACAATCCCTCCGGTTATATAGCTTGTTCCAGAGTATATGCTTACCGTGGAACCAGTGATAAAGTTTTGGCCAGAGCTACCGGAGTAGTAGTGGAGCGTCATTGTGGCTCCGGTTATGTAAGCATTATCAACTCTATCTGCACTTACGAAAGTTGATCCCGCTGCGTTAAGGGTATTTACTCCTTGGGTTATGTTAAATTCACCCGTAGCAAAGGGACCATCTCCGGTGATGATGTTCTGGATAGTAATTCCAGAGTAAATGTTTATGCCCGATCCTGTGATTCCAAGGTGACCGCCGTCAGCAACGTAGTTTCCGTCAAAAGTGGTTGTTGCTGATATTGGGCTACTAACTGAATTTGTCAGCGTATTTACTCCGTATACAGCATTAACGTTGCCGTTTGCGGAGTGATGGATTTCACCGCTTAAGATTGCACCCGCTTCAATTACTGGACCGTCAATGTTCCACACTGAATTAGCGTCTTGCGTAGTTATCTCATCTACGAATTGGGAAGTAGACGTTATAGTCGAATTCGAAATACTCGTAACGGCTGGGTACTCATGACTTGCTGCGTAAGCTTGTCCCGTAAAGCTCACGTTTCCTCCTGTAATATTCAGATTCTGAATGCCAAGTTGCGCGTAGGAACTATTGGCCCCTGTAATATATTGGGTGATATGAATATCCGAATTACCAGAATCAGTAACTGTGTTGTATATGTTCGTGGTTGGGTCAGTGTTGTGAGTACCACTGAAATGGAAATCTATTCGTGTCGAGTCGTTTCCTGTCGCATAGATGTTAGTGTCAACCCCAGAGTGAATGTGAACATTGCCACTCTCGTAGATATGGAACGTATTTAATCCGCCTGTCACGGAGTTGATTGTGTCAACTTCAACTGTGTTTGTTCCGTTTAAGAGATTGGTGATACCACCGCTGACCGAAACGACGTTAGTGCCGTCATTTATTGTTACATCATGACCAGTAATCGTGCTCGTGCCCCCCGACACATGTATGATATGCCCAGTGATGAATGCAGTGGAATCATGTATCTCATTGTGGAGGCCAGAGTATATAGTAACCGTGCAGCCAGTTAAGTTATTAAGGCCACCCGTTATTGTTACAGGGTTGGCTCCAGATATATGGGTAGTGCCACTCGTTATATCTATGTTCGAATTGTAAGCTACTAAGTTCACACCCGCCCCAGTAGCATCGATATCTACGAAGTCACACTCCTCTATTGTGATTTGAGAAGATGGGTTTGTTATGTTAATTAAGTCGCCGTCAGTGATGACAACCTCACCGCTATAGATATTTACTTCCTCGTTACCACTGATGATGTTGTAACCGTCATGTATCGTAACTTCGCTTCCTGATACGTGGGTGGTGTTCCCGCTGAGTATCGTTACAAAGCCAGTTACCCCAACGAATCCGGTATTATTTATTACTGTCGCTCCCTCGGCGGTAGAGGTGACGTAAATGACCCCACTATTACCTATGCTGGCGGTACTTTCGCTTAAGTTCGCTACCCCACCTTCTAATACTTGGAAATAATCTTCACTATCGTATATCCAAACATTTGTTCCGGTAAATTGGTTGAACCCCCCACTGATCGTAACGCCTTGCGGATTATAGATATCTATATCCTTTGCGTCGTGAATGTGATTTATGGAGTTGCCAGATATATTTATGAGCCCAGAGACGCCTGAGAAAGATGTAGTACCTCCGCTAATATCAATGTGGAAATAGTTCCAATCTTCCCTAAATACTCCAGTTGGAAAACCTGAAGTTAACTGGATGATGGTTGAGTCTGGATAAACAGTAGTTTGGCTGTAGTCCCAAATCGTGTGATTTGATCCGCTGATTATCAAGGTTTGACCACTTCCCTCTAAGAACGTTCCGCTCTTACCAATCGTATTAAATACTATTCCCGTTGGGTATCCCGAAACGAGGTCAATAGTGATGGTCTTACTCTTGTCTACTAAGGTAGTGCTGTAATCATGGATCGTTGTTTGCCCAGAGCCAGTAACGGTTATGTTCGAGCCAGAGACGGTAATGAACGTACCAGTTTTATCTACGAGTACTCTGTTGTCATAGCTAACAGTGTTGTGGGTAGTATAATCATTTATCGTGACTACTCCTGAAGCTCCTGATGCTAAACCTGAAATTCCTACTACGGTATTCCCTGTGCCACTTACGTCAATGAAAGTACCGCTTCTGTCGATGTTAAACGTCTGGGTTTGATCGTAACGGTTCGAGTAATCATAAATAGTAGTTACCCCTGAGCCAGTGACTATATTTTCGTCACCACTTACCGTTATATCGACGTTAACCGATTGATCGTAATGGTTTGAGTAATCATAAATAGTAGTTAACCCTGAGCCAGTGACCACATTTTCATTGCCACTTACCGTTATGAACGTACCGCTTTTGCCGATATTAAATGTCTCGGTTTGATCGTAATGGTTTGAGTAATCGTATATTGTAGTCGATGTCCCAGCAACGTCAGAGCCCGTAACTACATTTTCATCTCCGCTTACCGTTATGAACGTTCCTGATTTTTCTACGAAAGTACCCGCGTATACTGTTACATCCCCTTCGCCAGTTATAGTTCCATCGTTGTCTCCTTCAATGGTTATGTAGGTTCCGGTTTTATCAATAATGTAATTAGTGGAGTAATCAAACGTACCAGACCTATCAACGAATACGCCAGACTTCTCAACTATATTTACATGGTTAGTCGAGTAATCAAACGTGCCAGACTTCTCAACTATATTTACATGGTTAGTCGAGTAATCGAAAGTACCAGAACGGTCAACAAATACACCAGACTTCTCAATTATATTGTAGTTAACTTCATGGTCGTTCTTGGAGTAATCGTAGACCGTCGTTTGCCCGGAGCCAGTTACCGTCGCGTTTGCCCCGTACATGTTAACGGTAGCTGAATAATTCTGGTTGTTGGTAACAACGTAAGACTCAACATCCCCGGTTACCCCACCTAAATTCACAGTATTCCCGGTTACGTAGTATGTATTCCCGGTTTTGTCGTAGAAGAAATAGTCGTTATCTGGGTAATAGGACGTAACAGTATAGTCGTTGATTGTGACATCGCCCGATGCTGTCACTGTATGCCCACTTCCGGTTACATCAATAAACGTTCCCGTCTTCCCTATTGTTGTCGAGTAGTCTAGATACGGCCTCGAAGAATAGTCATAGATGGTAATGTCACCAGTTCCCGTTATTACATTTCCGGTACTATGGGTGATTGTATAAAAGTTACCTGTTCGTGCGACTTGGGTATAGTGTGTTTCGTAAACCGTGGTGTAGAACGTATCGTTGATGTGCCTCGTCCCGACCTCAACATAGTTCGTTCCGTTGATGAAATCGTTATCATATCCGCTAATCCCGTGACACGTAGAATCGAACCACCAGTTTTGATACCCGCTGATTTCAGCCTCGCCTGAGAAATTGTAGAAGTAGTTATAACCATGAATTATGTCAACATCGTCAGAGTAAATTACGTTTGCTCCCGCTTGAGTGGTTACTCCCGTGCTCCATATGTAGTTCGTACTTAACTTGATATTTATATCGTTAAGCCAACCAGAACCTTGGTTGATATTGTTTATGTTCCCAGACAGAATGTTGCATTGACTGTCGTCACGCATCACGACAAATGCGCCAGAAATACCACTTCTTATGAAAACTTGTGAACTATCGTACGCGGTTACTACGGCATCTCTACCCGTCTCCATCGCGATAATGACAGTTCCATCGTAGGCGTTTACTATTTCTTGGCTACCATCAACCCCCGTGACGCTCGCGAAGCCACTATAAAGATTAATGGTGTTATGGCTCGAAGCGTGAAGATTACTATTATAGGCGTTTATATTAGCGAACCTGTCTATGCTTTCGACTATCCCTGTGTGGTAGAAGGTTCCCCCGATTACCGATGGGCGATCACCCATATTGACTATACCGGAGTTAATTACCGTGTTGATGCCTCCTATGATATCAACGTCTGACCCAGATATTAAATGAAGAGTAACTTCCTCTGCCTCAACTATCCCTGTGACAACTCCTGTAATATAGCTAGTACCACCCCAAATTTCAATTTTGTTGCCTGTCACGAACACATTGCTTCCGCTTATCACGGCGGTGTCTATGTCTGAGAATGAGAATGATCCAGACGGAACAGTTACAATGTTTAAGGCGTTTGCGCCAGAGTAGTTCGTTATCGATAATGTATTTGTGTTTATACTATCAATATTCGATTCGTTCGTGATATTTAATACGCCACTTCCCGTAACACTTATTTGGCCACTTATCCAATGGCCCGTCATATTTACCAAATCATTCCCGTGTACGTTAAATGTACTTATGTGGCCAGTAATGATTACTTGATCGTTATTATATACGTTCGCTGTCCCTGTGCTTAGTTCCAACCTAGCACTCGCACCCGATTGAAATACTACATTGTCTCCTGTGAGTACGTTTATGCCTCCGTAAATGTCTACATCGCAACTAGTCAGATGAGTCGTTCCTGAGCCGTATATGTTTGTCTGTCCTGTTACATAAATAATATTGCTTCCTGTCGCACCCGAAGCGTTGGTTTGAACGATGTGTGTTTCGCCACTTAATATATAAGGAACATTTCCGTGGATAGTATTTATTCCGTAGTTGATTCCGCTTATGTGTCCACCCGAATCAACAATGAGCGTATTGTACCCACCATCTAAGGTTACTATGCTGTCGTATATGTTGGCCCCTCCCGTTACCGCAGTGATTGTGCTGGTTCCGCTTAAGACCGTGATGTTTCCGCTAATTAAAGAGTTCTTAAAGTTCTCAGTGCCTCCGTGTACTTCGATACTGGAACCCGATAAGTACAATTCTCCGGGGTGTAGGGTCGGGTTGTAGATGATAACAGTATCAGAGACGATACTTACATCACCTATGAACCCTGTTCCCCCAGAAGCTATGAGGGTGTGTGAATTCCCGCCTGTTATGTTTACTGTGTTTGGGTTGAGTATCGTGTTCGTGTTGAACGTAGCGTTCGCGCCACTTGGTACTGTTACATCGTTGTGATACTGAATTTCAAAGTCTCTACCCGTGATGTAATTTGTCCCGCCTGATATTGTTAAATCGATTCCACTTGCGCCAATTATGTTGTAGCCACCACTTACGTGAATTTCGCCACTGAACTCGTTCATCAAGTAGTTAGTGCCACCATCTACCGTAATAGTTTGCCCAGTGACAGTGTTGGTTCCTTGATTGATGGTGAAGTTGGTCCCGCTCAGCGTAACCGTTCCTGAGTTATCAGCTATATCAACGGTAATATCGTTACCAGAGAATATGTTGATTTGGTGAGGGGCGTTTCCGTGTGCGTTAGCATTGTAAATGAAAATATTAGATGAACCGCCTGAAATACTTACCAGATCAACACCCGACATGTAGTTTTGCTGAGCACCTGACTCAGCATAATCCGATGTGGTAAATAGTATTGGGCTTCCCGTGTTCTGTTGGTAATCCGCAAAGTCTATTGAGTTTACTCCGTTTATGATCTGGATAACATCTCCAGTTACATAGTTACGTATTGTTTCAATAGTCAGTCCATCCCCCGTTGTGAAGTCTCCTGAAATTATAGTTGTTCCAGTTGACTGCATCGGGAACATCATCGTCGTGAACTGGTTCTCTACATCACTGTTGAATAACTGAACGTGCCAGCCAGTAAGTCTCTCAATGTCTGAACCTTCGATGATGTTTATTCCGCCGAATACGTTTTCTACTCCAGACTCTATGTTGACCACTCCAGAGTTAAATATTTTAGTATCAACGCCACTCGCCATTGTGATCTCGCTGAACTTAGGGTTGTCTATATAAACATTCCCAGTATAAATATTAAACGATCCTAATGCGGTAACGATATTTTGTCCGCCACGAATTGACGGATGCATACCTGTTATCAGATTCACTCCACCACTTACTAAAGTGTCTGTGCCGTATACATAGTTCGTACCACCACTTATGGTCGTACCTAGCACCCTAGCGTAAAGTCCATGTGCTGCAACGGATACGGTGCTATCGTATATGTCCGCATAGTTTCCCGTGTGGATGCTTATGTTACCTCCAGTGAAGTACTGGTTGGTTCCGTCGTTTATGGTGACATCAGAGTCGTATACTGAAGCATTGTCGCTATCATTGAACACTACGCCAGTAGAGTCATAGAGGTTCGTATTAACGTTGGTTGCTCCTGCATTATTTAGTGTCCAAATACTTCCGGGGCCTCCACTAAATTGGTTATACGTGGAACTTGAGGCATTTACGGCTACAGTCGAATCGTAGATTTTAGCCGTCCCTACCTCATCATTGAAATTGAAGGTATTGTTATCGCCAGTAAAAATCGTGCTAAGGAAAGTGCTGTTAGAAATGGTACTTGAACCATCTATGTATATAATTTGATTACCAGTTATGTTTGCTACGTTGTTGGAGCCGTTCATCGTAAGGCTATTAATTTCAGCCCCACTTTGTATCGTGATAATTCCTGTAGTAGAAGTTACCGTAGCCGAAGTCAATACGGCGTTGTCTTGGAAAAATACATAAGGTCCAGCAGTTATATTCGCTGTCGTTGGACTCATGGTCCCGTTGAAAATACCGCTACCCGTTATGTAAACGGTCATTGTCCCATTGGAATCAATGTCGTTGTTGCCGTACCACACCACAACATTTGAATCGGCAGCATAACCAGCGTCTAGGTCAATCGTATTAACGCCCCCCGATATGGTTACAAGGTTACTTATGTCGTAACCCGAACCAGTAATATTTCCTTGGTGGATAGTGTTATTACCACCACTTATATTAACGTCCCCCGTTATGCTTATCGTGTTGTTTGACTCAGCATTAAATATAGACCCAGAAAATATGTTCAACCCGCTGAACGGGGCACTAGCCGATTCCGCGTTTAAGGTAAGGTGACCTCCCGACGCAATCTGATGTCCAGATACATGAAGTTCCCCAATGCTTTGGGTAATAAAGGTTACGTTACTGTCATCTATACCTATTGACCCTGTTCCCTCGTAAACGCTTACAGGGCCACCTGTTATATTTACTAAATCTGAATCATTAACGGTTACAGTACTTGTCTCTACGTTCACAGGAACATTCAAGTCCGTAAAGTTGCCAATGCTATTGGTTAAGTTGATGTTGTAACCAGTTATATTGTTGTTACCGGAGTAGACATTTATGAATCCACCAGTGATTAAACACGTTCCAGAGTTGATTACTGTGTTTTCGCCAGAAATAAATTTAACGTCGATTGCGTTAAATAGCCCAATAGTATTATTGCCCCCTGATACTATTACTTGCCCAGATATCGAACCGCTTATTACGTTATTGCCACCTTGAATTGAGATAATATTGTTACCACTAATCTGAACTTCCCCTGAGTTTGCGATAGTGAGGTGACCACTATTGTCGTCGATAAAAGCTTTATTGAGATTGTAAAGCGTGTTTACTGATCCGGGCTCAACAACGAAAAGATATCCACTGATATTTGAGTTAACGTTAGAACCATAATAATTTTTAAACTGAACGGTACTACCAACGCCTTCGTTGTGAACCGTAAGATTCGTCGTAGAGTCTTCTACGTTAATATTAATCGTATCGTTACCCTCTCCATTTACGGTGGTTGTTCCGGGGCTATTGATGTTTGTTATATTGTGAACTTGACCAATGTTGTAGCCAGATATGTTGTAGGTCCCACCCGCCGAGCTATCAGTAATGGTGATGGACCTTATCTCCATCCCTGTTATACTGTTAGTTCCCCCGTCAATATTGAATGTGTTGCCTGAGGCTAAGTCATAGATATTCTGGCCATTGATAAATACATCACCTGATAGATGAAGATTTTTGTGTAAGACTTCCTCGGTTAGGGCTTTGTAATTTGTGAATATCTCGTACTCTGGAATTACCCCACCATATACATGCGCTGACTGAATATCCCCTGTGAAGCTACTTTGGCTTCCAGTGTGCGCCCCAAGAGCAAAATCTTGCGCGTCGTACCTAAGCGTCTTACCAGCGTGAGGGCTTCCTTGGTCTGCGTCTCCTGAAGCAAGTATGCCACTTATATAAAGGTTATGATTCGTGCCATCCCAAGTAGCTACCGCATAATGATACTGCCCAGTTTTTACCTCGTTTGCGTGAACTTGAGAAATCGTTCCATCAGAAAAAAACAGTTGAGAGAATAAGACCTCTTTCTGGGCGTAGTATAGACCGTAGCTTACTTGACTGCCACTTAGCAGTTTGCCCATAATGAAGTTGGCGTTTATTGAGCCTTCATGCATATTTGGCCTGAAGTAACAGCCGTAACTAAGCCTTTGCGGTTCTAAGTCCTCACTTGAAGCAACTCTTCCATAGTCTCCAGTTCCATTAAACCTGAATTGGTGTAAGACGTATTCCGGTGAAGTGTTCAGGTTGCTGGCATCAGCAATCCCTTGACCAGAGAAAACTAAATCATTCTCTTTGTAAGTCAGGTCTGTCCAAGAATTTTGTGGCGCACCCCCAAGAATTCCTTTCTTGCTATTTAAGTCTGTCGCGTCAAGGTCTAATGCTAACCCTGTCTTTAATATCGATTGCCTTGGTCCAGAGGTTATTGTGGCTTCTAAAGGTATTCCGTTTAGGTAAAACCCTCCAGTTTCGATGTTTATATCGCCCTTATGGACGGTAATATCTCCGCTGGTGATAGTTAGGCCATTATCTATGGTCGCTGAATCTTCATGTACGTAAAGGGAGCCGTACATGTTTGTGTCACCTTCAACTAAAAGACCAGTGCCTTTTATGTGAAATGGGCCGAAAGTAAAACTACCAAGCTCGTTGCTAACGGTGATATTAACATCCTTAGGGACCGGGCTTAAACCCGGCACTGCGCCCGACAGAATTGTGTTGTAACTTGGCATTTGCCCCTTTTACCTTTTCCTAAGATATCCTCACTATATTGTAACCAGAAACCGTAAAGTCACCAAACTTTACACTTGTGGCGAAGTCTAAGTTGTCTCCAATTATAGAATATACATCATACGGCTCATTTCCCCTTGAGGGAGTAAACCCAGAGATGACTATGGGTCTTACATTCCTTAATATCCCAGAGGAAATGGCTTCTTGCCCATCTTCGCCTCTTATCACTAAATGACCAGAGCCACTAAATGTAGCTGGTACGTAAAATTCTACACTTGTGTCATCTAATATGTTGAAAACATGACCAGCGTTGTCTGGTATCCCCGCCTTCGAAAGTTGTGTCAGTGGATAGGAGTCATACCCGCTAATGCGTATGCTTGCAGAGGTTGCCAAAACCTTTCCTACTATTTCAATTTTCGTACTTGCAGCTTCCTGTAGAACACTCGATCCATCGTATTCTCCGTATGCGTAATCAGGAGTAAAGGATGTTATCACCGGAGAAGGCATCATGAAATTTCTTACCACCGGAGCATTGGTTCCTCTGTCTTTATTCCAGAGCCCTAACTGAAGGTATCCTCCGCTGGCGTAGTACCCATCCCCAAAGTTATCTACGGCCCAATCCCATAGAGCATTTCCGTCTGGTCCGACTTCAGTTCCGCTCCAGTGTCTGGTCGTGATGTTTATGTCCCTAAACTGCTCATTATAGAGAAGTCCGAGTTTTCCTGTCCCAAAAAATCCGATCCCAGTATCGTAGGGAAGCATCCCGCTGAACACAGTAACCCCAGTATTATATGAATGTAGTCCTGAAGCATATATAGACTCATGAATAACGAATTTTGAAGTGTCTCCTGTCATTTGACTAAGTGCCCAACCAGCACCCTTATGGTCTTCGCCTCTTACAACAATGTGGGTGACATTCCTAATAAAAGCATTTATTCCTGTAATCAGTATTCTGTCTGAGTCTATTTGGTAGTTAAAGTCGTCGAACGGTCTACTGCTGTCCCACCCTGTGACTGTTGGGAGTGGGTCAAAATCATATTCGCTATATACCAATTTCCCATCTTCGCCCGAAACAACGAGAGGGTAACCTCTGTATATTTCCCTTGGCGTCTGAAATGATAAATGATTATCTTGGTCGTAACTCAAATTTAGAGCATCTACATCCATTCCTGATATCCCTGCGAATAAAACTCTGGACCCCGAAAGGTTTAATCCAGATATTGAATTCCATTCTTCATACCCAGCAGTCGTCTTAGCTATTCCACTTATCTCAGGTGAAAGTATTATATCTAGCGCATTAGGAGAGAGAGATTCGCCACCTTCATTAACAACCCTAAGTTTTCCGTCTATAGTTTTTGACGGAACGTTGATTTGTATTATCCCTAAACCCGCATTTTTGATGAAGAAGAATGATTCTGATATTGTTCCAGTTACCCCAGAGAATTCTATCTTGTCGGTAGACGCGAGTCTTTCACCAGATATCTGTAAGACTTGCCCTCTTCCTACTCTTGCTGGCTCAAATCCACTTATAGTCGGGGCAGTGTGGGTGTAAACAAAGTCGTTTTCTGATTTTGCATTCCCGCCCGTAGCGAATACAAAGAACGGATACTTAGATGGTAAATCTGGAGTTTCGAATGAGATTAACCCACTTGAAATGGTAGTTTGCGGGTGAGAGATTATACCAGTGGCTCCACCTACGAGCTTGTTACCGCTATCAAACGATCCGCCAAGGGAAATCACATCAACATTTATAAAGTTCGCACCGCTGACCTCCATCTGGATTCCAGAACTACCAGATGGTGGGCTAAAGCCATAAATTGTTGGCGGTGGAATAACATCATATTGAGTATCTCCTGTGTGATAAACACCAGACCTGTTACTTACTTTTACGTCGTAAGAGACAAGTCCTTTGGATTGATAATCCTCATACTTAGAGGAGACACCGCTTAACGTGAAGTGGCTCGGAATCTTAAAGGTCGCTAGGTTATTCCAAGTAGGATCGAAATCTCCGGTCTCAAAAGCCAACTCGATATCATCTATCCATAACCTTGTGCCGACGTAATCCTCGGTTTTGTTTACGAGATTTGATCCGGTAATAGTGACGAAAGTATTTGGTATACCGCTTGGGTCGGTGACAAACCCACTTACTGTTGCGTCTCCTAGATATTGAATCCCCCCACCTAAAAAATATTGACCAGAAACAATACCAGCTTTAGTTGTAAGAAATACGTCGTATTGGCCATTAGGTACTCCCGTGGGTAAGTCAAAATAAACATAACTCAAGCGAGTCACAGGGTGCTCGGATACGGATACAATATTGACACCCGTTTCTGAGTACCCGCACATATGACGAGACGCAACAGCGCACTTCATGTCCATCGCTGAAGTGGTCCCTAACCTAAATCCTTTTATATAACCTCGTGCCATTTTTAAAAATCAATCACCTATTATTAATGCTGTCCCCGGAGACATGGAACTGATAACTCCGAGCGGGGGGATAGCGTCGAATTCTTTCCCTGAAGGCCACATTTCATTTGAGGGGGTGTCTACTCCGTCTATCCCTATCACTCGGCTCTTCCAATTCTGACTATGTTCTCCTCTTAGAAATAGATTAACCATCCCCGGCTTCGCTTCTAATGGAATCATTCCGCTTAATGTAGTCGTGTCTATCGTTGAATAGTTCTCATAAAGAAAACACCCAGTTGCTTGCGCTTCGGTAAACTGAGCTCTGTAAGCATCATGATTCTCAATAAGATAATTCATATGCATATCATAAGAAGACCAATGTTTTATATCTATACAGCCTCCCATTATGCCAGAATGAAAATTATACCCTCTGATCAATACATCTGATCCGCAAATTCCTCCGGTTACATCAACTGGTAAATCATAGTACCCTTCCCCATAGATTACTTTCATTGCCTCGACTACCGCTAAGTTGCCAGATAAGTCGTTCGGTACATTCGAGCTAAATGTACCGTCCCCTTGAACACGAGAATACAATAGTGATCCCCTGTTAGTGTCATGACCCAGCCCAAGCGAATGACCTATTTCGTGGGCAACTGCATACTTAATGCTTTTCGCGTTGTAGCCCGCTGCTTTTGCTCCTGCAAGTTTTGCGTCTGTTGTCCACGGCTCCCACTTATCTAAGAATATGTCTCCACCTAAGTGACCTAAACTTCCCAACGTTTGGTAAGGGGAATACGCAATAGCTAAAATCCCATCTGGCCCTGAGTCTAATTGGGCCATGACTATTCTGATATCTCCTATGTTAGCTGTTGATATGGCAGATGATGTCAGATCATATGAGCCACCCGGAGAAGGTTGCATTTGCTCGGTTATGTCTAACCCAACTAAACCGGGCGAAGGATAACCCCCACCACCCCCATCGCCACCACCCGGTGCTTGTCCGGGTCCACCTTCGACATTTTGCTCTATCCCTTTGTTAAGGAAATTAAGAGTTAGGCCCGGAAAAGCGTGTTCGAATACCCCTTTCCACTCGTCGAAGGCTTCTCCTACTTGCCCTGTGAATTCTAATACGGTAGGCATATTCGAATCCGCGCTGGAATTAATAAAGTTGCTGTCGTTTAAGAGACTTTTCCCGTACATGACAGGATCGTAAGAATTAAGCTTGATACCCACGTTGTCCTCACAAAAGCTATAGCCAATGTCTACTGTTTGAGGAGTACCGCCTAATGCGGTTGTACATGCGGTTTTTAATGTTGACCAAGGATCACCTAAAGATTCCCAAGTAGCCATAGCCCAAGGGCTTTGTTGAAATCCAGTGATTACTGGGTCTTGGTGCATGTTTTGTTCTGAACCCCCATCAACATATATTCTATATTTCGGAGTCTGCCCTTCTGTGTACCCACCTACCTCCTCGTATTGGTCTTTCCCGTATACTCTTATTCCTCCATGATATAGCCCCTCTGGTATAGTCGCTGAAATTCCACTTGAACTATTTATCGAAAATGCGATCTGTTGTTTTCCGTCGTTAGCTGAGCCAAACTTATCAGGCTCCACGCCCATATATACGCCAGTAACATCAGAAAAGCTTGTGCCTAAGATTTCTATTACCTCACCCGGTGCTCCATGATTTTTGGAAATTCCTGTTATCCTTGGGAATGGCGTGAACGTAAAGACGCTCGAAGCTGTCTGTCCTTTCTCGCTTGACGTAACGACAACTTTTCCTCTGTCTGCCATCTCTGGGACTTCTACCTGAATTAACGCCGGAGAAAAATGCATGTTATCATTCGCATCGGGGAATGGCATGAACATTGTACCGGGGCGATAGATTCCTTCTCGGATTACCCTGAAGTTCGCTGCGTAATGATTCGCTCCGAAATAAACTCCATCTACCCGGTTGAAGTCCTTTCCTTCAATTATTACGGTCTGATGCGCTTGACCCGTATATGTAAGTCTTTCATACCTATTTTCCCCCCCAAAGTAATTCTTCGTGTGTCCGAATAAATTTATCGCTTGCCCATGTTCAGCCTTCGCTGGCTTAATATCGTGTATCCGCATCGGTGCGAATAGAAGATTATAGGGAGAACTGGATCTTCTGGCTCCACCGTGACCGTTAACTGAGATATACTTATCTGTACTTGAAGCACCCACGGGAACTTGAACTCTCACCCCGGTTTCGCTTAAAACACTGATCTTCTTTTTCTGAACACAGACATCACCAAAACAAACCTGACTAACCTCAGTTGCGCTACTACAGGCTATGGTAACGTAGTCGTACTCGTAAAAAGAAGATGGTGAAAAAGAATTTACTTCTGGTGCTTTGCTTACGAAATCTTGCCTAATAGAAAGATTACTTCTTAAAGGCTCATTCGCGGAAACTTGAATTTGTTTCGACTTCATTATCCCCCTGACACCATAAGTGTCTATGGAAGCATCGCTGCCAGCCTTTTTAAGCGATATTGACAATTGTGCATCATTACCCGATATGCTTAAGTCTCCACTCAGGTTATCAATGTCTATCGACATCGAAGCATTTTTCTTCCCGAAATGAATTCTGTGAGGGGTTTTCTGACCAACTAGCATCACTGGTTCAATAGCGGAGTCGAACCCATATTGGACCTGAAGAACATTTTCTAAATCTCCTACACCAGAGATGTCTGTAACTCTTGCGTCTGAAAAATTAAGAAAATCCTGCGCTTCCGCTGCTTCGTACACAGGGGCAAATTCTCCTTTTAAATCATCAAAGAATAGTATAGTGCTTTGAATTTGTACTGGGTTAGCTGGCGTAGCAGCAAATTGATAAGACTGTAAGTACCCGCTGTTAAAGCTAAGTCCTCCAAAGTTTCCAGACACAACACCTGTCTCGTTTGTGACGTATTCCCTTAGTGGGTCAACTCCGGTGAGATAATATTGAAGCCTTAATTGTCCACCGATGTGTGAATCGGCTGAATGTTCAAACGCATGTCTTTTCGCTGCTCGGTATTGGGCTGTATTAGTACTTCTTTCTTGGATTTGAGCATCCGTAACGAAGAGATTCTCTCCGTTCAACTTCACTCTACAGTTTTTGTAAGTATAAAAAGCCATTAATAGTTCCTATTTATCCCTATCTTATTACGAACCATGTCTCCTATGTTTGCTTGAAGTCTGCTATTAACGATAACTCCACCGCTCATTCCTATCTGTAAGCATTTGCCCGTATCTGAATCACAGAGTAAATTTAAGCGGACGGCCTCTACTACTAGATCATTACCATACTCACTAGCAAAGGCATCTCCAGCTTTTTGGCCGGAAAATTGTACGTGCTTGTAGTCATCTTTGGTGATAACTATCATTTCTCCAGCGTTCAACAACTGAACTTGCCTTGGGAAAGGTCGCCCTATTGCGTAAATTGGATTCCATGACGCTCTAAACTGGTACTCGAATGAGTAAGTTGGAACCTCTCTAGCGACTCCACTATTGGTAACATAAGTTGTCCACCCGTGAGCAAGAGAATTTGTTTGGTTGTAGTTTATTGCTTCGGAGCCGACACGTTTAGTCGAGACATCCCCAGAAAGCGGATCGTAGCTTACGAACGAGGCAGAAGCCTTTATTGTCTGATTCGGTTGTATTCTTAGTTGGTAGTCTTCTAGGTAAAAACTCCCAGATATATTCGCAACCTCTACTACGAAGGGTTTAGCGTCGTGATCATCCGTTCTGAACTGTTTAATTGAATTCACGATCCCAAGCGATGGCTCATGATCAACCTCAACCAAATAACCTATGTCTATCTTCGAACGAATTGAATCCTTAACTGGCTGACTCATTTCGCCCCGCTTTTCAAGAATATAGGCGGGGTCAAGATAGTTGACCTGAGAAATTGATGCACTTTCGGCCAATATCCCAGAACCATTTATCGCGACATCTATATTGTCGTAGAAAACCATTTTTCCCTTTTTCCTTGTGAAAAATTACACTAATTTAAACGATTAGATACCCGGATTTAGTAAGAGACATTTATATTGCAACTCTAATACGGGCGGACCACCAGCAGATGCTGAGTAGGACTGACTCGCTAATCGCATGTCTTCAAAATTATACTCCTGAATGACCTGATCGTTGTTAAAATCTTTAAGTTTCAAATTGAAATTTCCGGTATCCGGGGTACACGGGTAGTCGTAATTATTCCTTGGCTGGAACCTAGCAAGCTCTATAGACATAGATAGATTTACTTGAATCGGATATTTAGTCGTTACCCTATAGGGGTATTCCATTCCTAACACGAAGTGAGGCTGTCGCTCAGGAATTATGTCGAATTGATAGGCGGTTATTCTGTCTTGATCGAACTCTTCGCTAAAGTCTATCTCAATAGAACCAGCGTTTATGTGCTTCAGTTCGTGAGTTGGGCTGGTTTGATTCAGTATATTATCCAAGTCTGTGTCAATTTGATCAGAATCTAACGGACTTAGATTTCCAATCCTCCCAAAGACTGTAAAAGCAGCATTTATTTGAGGTATTTCACCAACAGCGCATCTTTGGCTATAATTAGTAAGGTAACCAGACTCGAAACTAAAATTATCATCGATTTTTTGACTGTCTTTTATCAGATACCCGTTAAAGCCAGTTTCTCCTGTCAAGTTTATGAAGTAATCATGCCCAATCATGAAAGCGGTTGCTCTTACTGACCCTACTCTTGGGCCATTAGATAAGAAGTTAGTCTCGCTCATTCCCAAATGAACTATTGGCTGCTCAGCAACAGAAAAATTCACATCAAAACTTTGAACCCCTGAGACTTGCTCCCCGTCGAGGTATACGTGCTGCTGGCCTCTCCCTAGCCTCGTAGTTTTGTTGAAATCAAACATTAATTTATATTACACTTTAGGAGTTTTTTTCATAAAATAATTGTAGTATGTGTAAATTAAACGAAGGAATAAGGAAAAATGTCGGTTTATAGCGTAAACGAATGGGTGGCAGGGGGTACGTACCCCCTGTATACAGTAGTTAAACGAACAGGGGCTCTCACTGGACACCCTAGTCCAGCTTATTTTTACGCCCTGACATCTCACGATAGCGTCAGTACGAACCCAGAGGCGGATACTGTAAATTGGGGAGGCTACGGAACCGCTGCTGACTCCAGCATCAGACCGAAGTTCGAATGGACTCCTTCTTACGGACTGACAAACCAACTCACGCCACGGGTTAAATCGATAAAGCTGGGTGATGGGTACGAGCAAAGAATGCAAGACGGGATAAATACCGTGCTATTGTCTGTTTCTCTTAGCTTTGAAACTAGAACTCAGGACGAGACCGAAGCGATATCCCATTTCCTTCACGAAAGAGGCGGATACGAAACTTTCCTCTTCACTCCTGAGCCACCATACGACAAAGAAAAACTTTTTTTAGCTAGAGAATGGAACAGTACATATAATTTCTTTGACAACTATTCTATCTCCGTATCCTTTGAAGAGTTGCCTATTGTTTCTTAGTCGTTATGATGAACAAGACCCAAGCTCAATCGTCAGTTAAAAGGTTAAACGCTGAGATATTCTCACTTAATCCTTCAGCCTTACTGCATTTTTTTACGCTCGATCTGACGGACTTGCTATTTGATAAGGGCCTCATTAGTCAACCCACGGAAGCGAATCTAAATTCAAGAATTTTTAGGTTTCACAATAACCTCTTCTTAACTCGTCAGACACTTGTTTGGAGAGGAGATACATATAGTGCTATACCTCTTGAAGCCGAAGGGTTTGAGCTATCTAGCCAAGGTTCTCTTCCTACCCCGAAATTAAGACTCTCCGTGTCAGATGATGGAGTGCCGACTCTTGGTCTGCTGAAATCACAAATCCGCCTTTTGGGGGACGCTGCTGGAGTAAAGGTAACAAGACAAAGGACATTAGTTAAATACATAGACAGTTCTAACTTCGGTGACGACGATACCCCACCTGAGCATTCGGAGGATTTGAGCGCGGAATTCCCTATGGATATATTCTTCGTCGAACGAATAACCCAAGAGAATAAGAACATAATGGAGTACCAATTAAATTCTGCTCTTGACCTTGAGAATGTAAGACTTCCAGCGCGAGTAATGATTCAGCAAAGGTGCATGTGGTTTTATAGGGGAGAAGGTTGTTCTTATGAATATTCTAGTAGCCTAGACGACGACCAGAAAAAAATACACGGTGATGCTACTCTACCGGGCTCTGCACCTCCTGTTAGCACAATAGATGATGTGCTATTCACAGACCTACTAGTTGGTGTTTCCATGCTGAACAAGGGGAAATTCTCACTCACGAGCCAGTATGATTCAGGCGACTTTGTTTATGTGCAGAAGGGTGGAATTAGATACTATTTTGTAAACGTTGGAGGTTTATGCAACGGAATTGATGTTACTAATACTAACTTCTGGACCCCTGATCAATGCAGTAAATCCGTAAGAGGCTGTAAAAATAGGTGGCAACGGAGCGAGCCAAATTTGCGAACAGCCTTGCCATTCGGCGGGTTCCCTGCTCTAGGAAGAATTAAATAGATGCACCTATCCGAAGAGTTAAAAGATGAGATTAAGAGTCACTCTTTAGAGGAAACTCCAAAAGAGTGCTGTGGTTTAATCGTCTATGACGACGACAAAGGTAAAGTAAAAGCAATCAGATGCACGAACCAAAGCGAAAACAAAGAAAAGCACTTCGAAATATCTGCCCATGATTATTTACGCGCTTCTCTATCTGGAAAAATTTTAGGGATGTACCATTCTCACCCTGAGACAACTAAATCTTTTTCTGAACACGACAAGTACCAGAGCGACGGGCATAAAATTGATTCCGTTTTGTATATCGTAGACTCAGATGAATTCGATATATACAAGCCAATCGAATCGAACAGTTCCTTTTGGACTAAAGAATTTAAGATGAAACATAATGATTGCCTAACGGTAATTTACGATTTTTACAAAGAAGAGCTAGGAATTGAATTAGACGGATTCGATACAGGACCTAAAGATATAGAAAACGTAGTAGAAAACAGAGATGAAAACTGGGTTGACGTTCCAAGCCAGCGAATAGACTATAAGAAGGTTGAGGAAATGTTCCAGAAGTACAAATCAATATCTTGCGTAACTGGTATTGAAACGGATGGGTTTGATCCTAATGTCCTTAAGAAATATGATATGCTCTTATTGGACCTTCATGGTCAAATCTATCATATGGCAGTTTATCTTGGAGGAGAATCAATTCTTCATCACCCACCTAAAGGATACCCTCGTGTAGAGAGCATAAAACATTCTTGGAAAAAAAGAGTAAATATAGCCCTTAGGCATAAGAAATTTTTATAACATGAGCAGCTTTACAAAAGTCAGACTGCATGGCGATCTAGGAGCAGAAGTAGGCCCAGAATGGGAACTTGATGTTTCTACTGTCGGGGAGGCAATGAAAGCAATCGAGTATCTTTCTAGGAGAAAGCTTTTTAAGCATCTCATATCTAAAGACAAACAGAACCTAAAATACCAAGTTCTTATTAATGAAAAATTAGTTACTTACGAGAACGGAGAAATAAACGAAGAAAACCTATCGGATGTTGAAAAATCTGAGTTGGTAATGAGGTTCGAAAAACTTGATACAATCGATGTAGTACCAGTTTTACAGGGAGCCGGGTGCTTATTAGGGGGCACTAAAATTTCTATGGCTGATGGGTCGAGCAAGGACATTGAGAACGTAATCGCGGGAGACATGGTAATGGCGTATAACGAAGCCAATGGCGTCCTTGAAGAATCAGAGGTCTCAAAAACATTTGAACACTCGGACACTGAGGGCTACTTAATCATTAACAACCAAATAAAATTAACCGATAATCACCCAGTATACGTCATGTCTCGCGGTTGTGTAAGTGCTGGAGAGTTGAAAATTGGTGACATACTCATGCGCGAGGACGGATCAGAAGAATCAATAGAAAGTATTTCAGCGCACGGAGAGTTAGTTACCACCTTTAACATCGAAGTTGAAAAACACCACAACTACTTTGCTGACGGTTATTTGGTTCACAACAAAGGTCTTCTTGGTATCATACTTGGTGCTGCTCTCATATTCGCAGCCTTTATTCCGGGTTTAAATGTTTTTGTAGCTGTCGCTCTTTTCACGGCTGGCGCGGGTCTATTGGCAGCAGGAATCATGACTATGCTCGCAAAGCCTCCGGTTATGGACCCCCCTAAAGACATTGAAATAAAAGGTGCAACATCATACTTGTTTTCGAATATAGTTAATACCAATAAAGAAGGAAACCCCGTGCCTATATGTTACGGTAGACTGAGGATTGGATCATACGTTCTTGAATCAACATACGATTCTTACAACGTTATAGCGCACGAAACTCCATCGAACAGCGAACAAATATCTACAATTGACGCCTCGGTAACAGTTATAAACCCCGCTGACGAAATTCTCCACGAAGTATAATGAAAATACAAATCCCCCATAGGCCGTTTAGACACCACGGAGAAATAATCTCCTTCGGTAAAAAAACGCCGATTGTATTATTAGCAACTAGAGCAAACCGAACGCCCGAAGAAGCAGACGAAGGCATAACGGGGCAAAAAGACAAAGATGGCGTAGTTATAGATAGGGCCGTATCTATATCAGAAAACAGGGTTATAGATTTACTTTGCGAAGGAGAGATTCATGGGCTCGTTGATTCCGAGTACATAGGAGAAGGGACTGACGGTAACATTGGATGGACTAGAGTAAGAGAGAAAAGGTTCGCAGAGATTGGCCTTCAAGGGGCCAGTAACGGGATCAGATGGTTGCCGTCAGTGTTATGGAATGAACTGCCAATCTTAACAAAGCAAACTACCCCAAAGTTAAACTACCAACAAGTAGATGTGATCTATGGCGCAGGGGGTCCAGATGGCTCCGATGCACTAGGGATGGATAATTCATTAACAATCAATAGGGGAATAGGAGAAAGACTTCGTGGCGGTGGAGAAGATAATGAAACATTCGCAAAAAAATATAGAATCAACAACGTAAGGTGCAAGGGCGTCTCCATAACGGTCAAGATCGCTCAACTCATGTACCAAGAGAAGGCTGTTGAGGACGAGTACGGCGACATAAGAGATACCACGGTTGTTTATTCGACGTACTATAGAAAAGTATACAACTACACTGGGGCAGGAGAACAAGGTTGGACTTTCAATGAAACGGTTGAGATAACTGGTAAGCTGAGCAGCGCGTACCTAAAGCAAAGCGTTGTAATGTTTAGGAATCTTCCAGATATAAATGAGGAGGGCTTTGTCGGATGGGAGGTAAAGCTTGTAAGAACGACTGCTGACACCCTCACGACGACAATACGAAATACGACCTACGTAGATAGCATAGCGGAGATTTACGGAGACGTTTACTCTTACCCTCATTCAGCCCTTGTCCAGCAAAGGTTTAGTTCTGAATTTTTCCAAAGAGTACCAGACAGGCAGTTTGACGTTAGGGGAATTAAGGTAAAGGTTCCCGCAGACTACAACACAATACTCAAAACTTATGGTAACGCATATGACGGCGTAAGTAACCCGTATTGGAAAGGTAACTTTAAAGTCGATAAAGAGTGGACCGATAATCCAGCTTGGATTTTCTACGATCTGCTAACAAATAAGAGATACGGTCTTGGAAAACACATAGAAGATAAAAGTATAGATAAGTGGACCTTATACGACATTGCTCAATATTGCGATACGATGGTTCCTGATGGGTACGGGAAAAGTGAACCAAGGTTTAGATGTAATGCATTTATTCAGAGCAGAGATGAAGCTCATAAAGTCATAAACGATTTATCTAGCGTTTTCAGAGGGATAACTTACTACGCTGGAAATACCATATTTGCTGCTCAAGACAGAGGAGGAAAGATTCCTGTGGTAGCGTTTACAAACGCCAACATTGAGAATGGCGATTTTACCTACTCTACTAGCGCAAAGAAATCTAGACATACGGTCTGCATAATTAAATATAGAGACGAGAGGGACAACTTTAGGCAAAAGGTCGAGTACGTAGAAGATGTTGACGGAATAAGAAAACACGGGATTCGAGAACTAGAATTAGCTGGTGTTGGGTGCACCTCAAGAGGGCAAGCCCAGAGATTTGGAAAGTGGGCTCTATACTCAGAGCAAACCGATGTTGAGACATGCAGTTTCGCAACGGGACTTGAGGCTGTCGCATTGAGACCGGGCGATATCATAAGCGTTTCAGACGCGAATAGAACAGTCAAAAGGTACGGGGGGAGAACCTTCTCCATAAACACTCTTGGTACTGAAATCATTCTAGATACTATAGTTCCTTTATTGGCTGGTGGTGCTACTTACGAGCTTACAATAATGACTCCCACTTTCCAATACGATACGACAATAGTTGAGCAAGAAGATGGATCGGGAAATAGCGGAATAAACTCTACAGACATACCCAATATAAGGAGATCGCAACTCCAAACCAAGTCTTTTAGCGGGGTCTCCCACTTACAAATAACTGGTAGTGACGGAATAACGAGAACGAAACTCCTTCTACCAACGAGCCTTGACATAGACAACTACGATACGAAAGGGCAACGCGGGAATGGTGGTGGGATCGTATGGATGATTCAGCCAACTGGTCAAACCGCCACTCAGACGGAAGAGAATGAAAAGAAGCTTGAAAAATACAGAATATTAAATGTCGAAGAAAAGGAAGACAATAGATATGTAATTACTTCACTGGAGTATAACGAAGAGAAATTCAATCGAATAGACGGAACAGAAGGATTTGACACAGACCCTGTAGCTGTGGGTGTTTCTTCCCCCGCAGGATGTATTTTAACCACGAATCACCTCACCGAAAACTCGGTTGAAATTGATTTTACTGTGATCCCCGGAGATGTAACAAACGTATATACTTATCAAATTTATATCAAATATGGGTCACCTTGGGCTGCTACCGACTTTGTTGAAACAGACCCAAGCGCGACAGTCGCTTTGGACTCAATTCCAGATGCTAGGTATTTTTACCAAAGCATGAGTATCTCTGCTCAAGCAGGAGTATATTTCCCCACGCAAAACGGAAAATATTACTTTAGGGTTTATGCTGCTAATAGGTTGGGAGTAGCTAGTCCTACCTCTGCTCATGGAGATTGGGTCAACCCAGCGGACAACACTACGTATCCATACGTAGAAATCGTTGGCATTAATCCTATGCACGATGTGAGAATCAAGGCTCTTACAATCGCTAGTGCTACTGAGGTCACCCAAAGCGAACTTTCTGCTGGTACAACTTTTCAAAGAGTTCACGATGAAGTTGAGCCTACCTTTACTTGGTCAATGGATGTAGCTGGAACTGTCCCTCACGTCATTTTCGACTATAGACTAACATTCAGGCCGACCTCCTCAGGGAATAACCCATCTTTAACCATCCTCCACACAGAAATTCTCACTGGATTAGCATCTACCGCGTTGTCTTATAAACTTACAGCTAGAAAACAAATAGAGATTGCTCACGCAAATAACACAATGCCATACAGAAACTTCGACCTTGTAGTCGAAGCGTTAGAACCAAATACAGGAGAATCTTCCTCTGGGGGTTTTACAACCGCTGGTGCAGCGAGCACAAAAGGATACGACATTCTTCAGGTAATAAATCCGGCTATGGAAACTTGGCATCTCACTCCATTCGATCAAGTAGATTTATGTGGGAAGCCAGTTGATGGAATCGCCCCAACCGTAATGCCAGAGTGTTCTGACCAATGGTTAACAAGCGATGGTGATGTAAAAATACTATTTACACCCAGCGATGAAAAGCGAAACCTCGACGCTATGATGGGGGTTCTGTTCATATCAGAAGTAATGTTCAATGCGGACGGGAATCTTGATTTATCTGACGACGAAGTTCTTGCTGCTAATGATATCCACAAGATTGTTTTCACTAACAACTCAAATAACCCTAAAGGCGTAGATATCTCAATGGTCAACTGGAAACCGGATCAAGCTTACATTGCTGTCGGATTTGGTGATCAATTGGATAACCAGCTTTATCAGGCTTTTTTAAGCGACTCTGAATTTCCAGCTTCAATGAGCCCAGTTGGACAAATAGCCAGCAACGCCAGCAACACCGTGCGAATTGAACCAAGGGCAGCAACAATCGATGCTAATATTGTCCAAGGAGCTTGGAAGGCTTTAATTATCGGTGAATGGAATGGGTGGGGAGCGGGTATGAATGAAAACCCAAAGAACATATCAGTAGAGACTCAAATAATGATGAGTATGCCTTCGTTTACTATATATAGGCCAATGGGGTATTACTGGGATCACCACGGCAACGGATGGGGACACCCAAGGGCAGTTAAGGACGCTGGACCAAGGCACGGTACTGCTCCACCTCTACATTACTACTGGGAAAAGCCGGGTCATAGCCCGTATGATTTTTTTGGACCGGACGGAGGCGCGTCTTGTCTTAGGTTAGGTTATCCGGGGAATGGTTATAGGGGATACGCTTGGTCTTGGGAATATATTCTTGTCATGAAGTTCGCTTTTGAAGGAGCACTTAGCTATAACACTTACTCATTGGTTTGGCAGTGGAACAACACACAAGTTGGTAAGGGGACTAGGGGTAAATTTAACACGATGGCCGAGCCCGAACAAATGAAAATAGATACCGTACAAATTGACAGCATAGGCGAACTTTTAGAGGAGAATGAAGCTAACCCAACGGAAGGATTAACTTACCCATTAACATTCTCTAGGAATGATTGGAACCATGACTGCAACTGCTGTGGTGGTTGGGGCGGATCATACAATAATGACTATATTAGTATGAAGGCGAAAGCATACAAGGCGAAGGACGGCGTTGTCGTGAAAATGCAAGTCAGCGATGCAGACAAGTGGCTATTTGAAGAAGGTCGCCAATTTATGATTGGGATAATATAGGATTATTGATATGAAGAATAATGTATTACTTTATTTTAAGGGGGGACAACAGGTTGCTTTCGCCAACCCTAAAGACGAGGAGACTCTAAGGGAGAGAATCGAAATTGAATTAAGAGTTACGCCCGAATCCTATGGCAAAGATTACGAGGTATTCTTCCTGACAGACGAAGAATTACAAAACTACTCTTGGGGCAAAGCGGAAGGAAATAGAAAAGCACTCCGTTTCGAAACCGGAGTAAAAGATAAAAGCCTCGAAGCTAAGAAAATTAGACTAGAGGAGATAACTTCTTTTATTAATGGCGAGTTTGCTAAGTTAGACATAGAGATGATACGATCAATAGAAGGGGACAGTAGATTTGATAAGGGAAACATAAAAGAGAAGAAACAGTTCCTAAGGTCTTTGCCAAAAGAGCTAGAGGGTTGGGCTGAAAGAATGGGAAGTAAAGATTGGGAAAACAAAAACCCATTCAACAACATATTTGACATAGAAATAAAAAACAGTGGAGCTGGCTACATGAACCCACCAAACGTAGTCATAGC